TTTGGTACTGCGTAGATTAATAGCCATTTGTGGCTCCTAAAGTTGATCGCTTGTTGGGGTATCCGTTTAGCGATTGATTGAATTATTGCATGATTAATGTTATTGTGTCAACAAGTATTTCAATTAAATTGGAAAATAGATGAAAACACAAGATGCAATTGACCATTACGGTGGCATCAGGCAGCTTGCGGAAGTGTTAAAAACATGGCCGCAAACTATTTATCAGTGGGGTGAGTTTCCACCTATGGGGAGACAGTATGAATTGCAGATTAAAACCGGCGGGAAATTGAAAGCCGACGCAATTACTTCCGAACCCCAATCATGAGCACCCCTATGACAATAATTACGAAGTTAGAGGCAGCCCTTACTTATGCCTCATGGGGTTGGCACGTCTTGCCATTGATCCCAAACGACAAGCGCCCAGCCTCTGCACATGGTGTGCATGACGCAACGACAGATGAGAATCAAATCCGTGCATGGTGGGCACAAAACCCGAATTACAACATTGGCATCGCCGCTGGTGAGAAGTCCGGCATCGTTGTGTTTGACATTGATCCGCGCAATGGTGGCGGCGATTCATGGGATGACTTTACAGCGGAGCATGGTGCGGTGCCAGACGGCATATGCCAGCTTACGGCCGGTGGTGGTCAACACCACATTGCCGAATGGCGCGAGGGATTAAAAAGCTGTGAACTGCGCCCTGGCGTTGATTTCTTGGCCAATGGGCGATACTTTGTGGTCGCACCGTCAATTGTGAATGATCGTGATTACACTTGGGAGGAATCTAGCGACCCGACAGATGGCATTTGCCCTTTTGTGATACCAGATCAATGGCGCGCAGCAATGGCGGTGCGCAAAGTCGTGGCACTTGCAACAGATGGTGCATTGATTACTGGTAACCGTAATGCCGGCTTGGCATCGCTTGCAGGATCCATGCGGCGCAACGGGTTCTCAAACACCGAGATCCATGCGGCCATTAGCATTGTCAACGCTGAGCGCTGCGACATCCCACTCCCCGCCTCAGATATTAGACGTATTGCTGAGAGCATATCGCGTTATGAGCCTGAGCACGATGTCGGAGCCTCCGCAGCCATTGGCGAGGCAGCTGCTGAAAATTTGATTGGAAAAGACGCAGATGTTATAGAAAAGTTAAACGCTATTTTTGGCGATGAACTTGGCAACGATTACGAAGCCCCAAATGAGCTTGTTGAGGGATTGATCACGATTGGCAGTACGGTGGTGGTGTATGGGGACAGTAACTCAGGCAAGACCTTCTGGGCACTGTCTGTTGCTGCAGCCATTTCAATGGGCACCACCTGCTACGGTCGAAAGACGGACCCAGGCTTAGTTGTTTATCTGGCAAGTGAGTCCCCCACCAGTATCCGGTCCAGAGTGCAGGCCATTAAAAAGCATTACAGCGACAATTTAGAAAATTTAGTCATTGTCCAAGCCCCCGTTAATTTTTATCAGGGCGATGGCGATGCAAACGATGTAATTGAGTTAGTCCGAAAAATAGAGGAAATTAAAGGCCAAGCAGTGCGCCTGATCATTCCCGACACCCTAGCCAGAATCAGCGCGGGGGCGAACGAAAACAGTGGGGAGGACATGGGACCCGTCATGTCCCGTTTTGACGTCGTGGCGGCTGCAACAAGGGCTTGCATAATGATTATTCATCATAACGGCAAAGATGCCGCCAAGGGATCCCGCGGGTGGTCAGGGATCCGCGCCCACATTGATACTGAGATTGAAGTGACCGAAAAGGACGGGGTGCGCTCAGTGACCGTCACCAAGCAGCGAGAGTTGCCATCCAAGGGCGAGGCGATTTATTTTAAATTGCAGGTCATTGAGATGGGGCGCACCAAGTTCGGCAAACCGGCGACCACCTGCGTGGCCATCCCCGACGATGAATCACAAGAGCAAACCCCTCATAAACCCCTGACCAAGCACGACCAAAACGTGCAATTACTTGAGCGTGCTTGGATAGCGTCGGGTGCCGAGATGCGTAATAATTGCCCTTATCTTAGCCGCAGCGCATTAATTGACCTTATCGTGGCCGACGGGAACTCACAGCGCACTGCCGAGAACAAGGTAGCCCCAGGGCGCAAGGACGGGTTAATTATGCCAATGCTTAACGCGGGGGTGATGCGCCCCTTTGAGCATGGCTGGATTTTTGTTAACCCTAATCAGACCAACGCCATGATTATGCTGTCGAATGCGAAAGGTTAACCCCCTTTTGCCCCCTCTGACCCCCAAGGGGGTTCAGGGGGTTTGCAGGTAAAGTAGGGCGCCCAACCCCCGCCCACCCCCTACCCCCTATAGGGGAGGGGGAAAGGGGGTTAGCTTATACGGTCGTTTTTTGGGGGATTAGTTAAGTATTATTTGGGGAGTTAATTTCAATGTCGGTTATGTCGTCATTTTCGATCAACCTAGCCTCGGCACTTTCCAAAGCTTGGGTAATTGATATTTGAGTGTGAGTAACAGCGACATCAATTCGATCGCCCCATTGTTTGGGACGCAGCTTACTAGCAGTCCATTTCCGAGCGTCGATGCGTAGTCGCTGGCGATTCACCCAGGCGTTGATTAATGCAGGGTCAAGGTCTGCTGGTGGCATCTCGTCCGATAGGTCTACCAGCTCGTCGGCTAGGTAATCCCCACGCTCTTCAATGGCGGCTCTATACTTTTTCTGCAGTTCAGGATTATTGCGAAGTTGATACATAGCAGTGGCATAAGACATCTTAGCTTCTTTGGTGGCACTCATTAGGCTTTTGCCCTCTGTGATGCGCTCTAGCATGCTTGGCCACACTTCCCGAATGGTGTATTCGATGTTATGACTACCTAAGCGCCTAAGCTTACCCTCATAGCTATACTTATCCTGTGCCGTCTTTGCGCGTTCCATAACTTTAACCCCTAAGTAATTTGATATTTTAATTCAAGACGTTATGGACAATTTTAATAGAAATACACGTTATTAGTACAGGTCAATAAAAAAAGCCCCTAGAGGGGCTTAAAATCGATTCTAGGGGTATGTTTTTATAGGTCGAAGACTAGGATCATTAGTAGAACTACAGCAGCTATGATTAGCGACGCCATTGGTCGAGTACCTCAGCAAAAATTGGATGCACATTATCCCATTGTGCGCCTATGTCTTTTGGATAGAATGGACGCAGCGTGCGGGATTCGTCCATACTGCGCGCGTAAACGTAGCCCGATTTAACGTCGCACGAGTCTACGGTATAGGGTTTATTCTTGATGTGCACGACATCGCCATGCTGGACGGGTTGGCCGTTGGTGTATTTAATTTTCATAGTGTTCCCCCAATTCCTCGACTTCGGTTATGTCGCGCTCTTGAAACTCAAAATCTGAATCTTGGACGCTGTCAAATAATTTGCAAGCGCTGTCGATATCAGGCGCGATGATCTCGCAGGTAACCTTTATATATCCGGTTATTTTAAATATGTAGGGTTTGTTCATTATGCGGCCTTTATGATTCTGATTACTTTATGCATGGAAACGCCATGCGCGGGATAAGCGATAACCTTTACTTTTTTGTCGTAACAAGCTCTGCAGCCATTACACTTGCCCTCGTGTGAATAAGCTTCGCAAAGCTTCATACCCTTTTTAACGTCGGCCGGTGTGGGGATAATGACCGAGCCATGCAAACCCTTCGTATACTGGCCGGTAACGCTATCAGAGCTAAAGCGAACCGATACGTTAGGCAGCGCGGCCATTTCCTCAAGCACGCGCCGGAACTTAGGGAACTTGTGCATACGTGTGGGGAGCCAATGTTTAACCCATGGCGTGCGAGTCATTACGTCGAGCATTTTTTCGGCCAAGCCTAACGCGTACATATCGCCAGAGTCAAACCAGCGAAAGAATCGATCGTTTTGCAAGGCCTGCACCATATCATCTGCCCATTCCAAGCGCTGCCAGTCAATTTTATTGTGCTCGCGTGGCGCCTTGACGTTTTTAAACCGATAATTTCCCGTAGTCGCATAGCAGCCGCGGCACGCATCAACAAGCTCACCTGGCGCTGCAATAGAGCCAGGGCAAGTATCTAGCGCCTGTAATGACCAGGACCGAATGCCGTCTAATTTGGATGTAACTGATAATTTAATCATGATATATACCTTGTTCGATTTAATCGGGTTAGGGTTATTCGACTAGCAAAGTTAAAAACCAATCCACAAAATACAATGTAGTGGCAGCTAAAAATATGTAGCAAAAAATATCTAGGGCTTTGCGTTGCATGATGTAGTTCCTCGTTTGTGTTTACAGATTAGGAATACATATATTAGCACAAACAAGCACAATTTCACACTACATCACAATAAATATATTAATCGTGTCAGCATAATTAATAGTAAAAACCTATTGCACAATTGTTCCACGTGAAACAATGCGTAGCCTTGTTGCGTTGCACCATGTTGAGTCGCACAACATAAATATGTTGCATTGCATCATTGTGCATCGCAACATTGTCTCTGTCGTTTTGTTGCGTCGCAATATTGTGCGTTGCACCATGCCATGCTGCATTGCAGCATTGTTGCGTTGCACCAAACGAAGGGGGGGGGTAGGGCCCTGCGCGGGGAGTGTGTGTGTGCGCAGTGTCCACTAAAACTTTTTATTTTTTTTTATTATTGCTTCAACAT